TTGATTATTGCTTAGCACCCATGCACTAAATGCTGCTGGCAGTTGCGACCAGTTTGGCGTAACAGTATAGGTATTGCCTGCTAACGTTATATTAGTACGTGTTTCTAACAGCCCATTTGGTAGGATTACTGACAATTCAGGAGCAGTGCCAATAGCAGGAGCAGTGCCATCTACAGTAATTGAATTAATTGTAGAACTAACTACCCGCCCTCCACGCCTGCTACCACTGCGTACAGGATTCGCAATTGATATAATTTGACCTGGTCTAACATATATGCCAGCATCCAATGCAACATCAAACGTGACTATATCAGTCTCATATTTTTCAGTAAACAACAACCATTGTCCAAACCTGTTTGCCTGTGACTGGCTAGTGCAGCCAATAGCAGTTGTGCGTTTTATTATTAGTCCATATTTGGCAATACCTTCGGCATCTTCAACATACTCCTCCTGTACATCACGTAGGTCGGTATCATACCACTGCACAATAACAACAGTGCTACGTGTTTTTAACGAAGAGCCTGAGTAAGTAAAATTACCACCAACAACATTGGCTTGGCTGAAATGATAAACTGGATCTGCTGGAGAATCCTGTACAATTTGCAAAGAACCAAGCTGCCAGTAGCCAATTGCAATAAATACACTGAGCAAGTCATTAATTAGGTTATATGCCTCTTGTCGTGTATTCAGGTTGACGTTAAGCAAAAAGCGTGGCTCCTGTCCACCCTTGCCATTACTAACTAATTCATTGCAATATTGAGAAACGCTATAAAATGTAAATTTGTCTAACTGGTCAGCATTAACATACTCGCCAAATCCGTACCGAGTTGATGTTAACAAGTCCCATAATGCCCATGCTGGATCTGCCGCCCATTGTGCCGCTCCAAATGTACCATTCCACAGCCCTGTATACGTTACCCGTCCATTGCTAGAATCAACTGTTGCATTAGACGGCAACCGAATTTTCATGCCCTTTATAAAATAAGCCCGTGTTGGTATTGCTGAAAACTGTTTAGCTGAAAAAATAGAAACAACATACGCTGTATTTGGATATGACAATTTCAAGTCAATAACAGCGGTGTATGACTGCCAGAATGTTTTATTTTGTAATCGTGTGTCAGAAGCATCAGCTGTAATACGTGACACTCTAATGTTTACTGGAAATGGCTGTGTTGTATCGAGTGGTATTGCATAAGTCACCTCGTATTGTGTATTAGTTTTACCACTGATTACAGGAGTCGATACAGTTGTATACTGCCCACCACTATATTGACGTTCTAATTTTAATTGTACTGATGTAGCATTAATGTCTCCCGTAGTAACATCTTGAACATACAAAGCAGGCACCATCAGCCTAACAACAATACGATCTGGTTTGTTTTGCGTATCAGGTATTGTTCGTACAATTGCGCCAGTACGCACAGTTATCTCAACGCCTACATTAAATTCAGATAGAACATTATCTAGTCCTGGCACATAAGACTGTGACTGCGTGCCTGTACGAAGCAATACTTGAGCGCCAGCAAAATTCAAATTACCAGTTGAATCTTCTAATGCTGTGTTATCTAAAAAAATTGATTTTTTATTATCTACAAATCCTTCTATTTCACCTTCACACAATACGTCAACAACTTGCACACGTGCTTCAGAAAATAATGTATTTGGTGCTTCTATAGGTGTACGTTGAGCACGACTAAGTGCTTCATTTTGTGCAGCAATCTGCTGATTCTGTGCAGCAATCTGCTGATTTAATTCATCCTGTTTTCTTTTGTTTTCAGCTTCAATAATAGCTGGATCTGGTGTAGGAGTTGCTGGGGCTATTCTTGGTTCTGCACCGCTACCAATTATCGTTATATCAGCCATGTTATAAACTCTCTAGGTCTGTTAATGTATCAGAACCAAGCACAATACCAGAGGATACTACTAATGAGCCAACTGGTATTTTGCCATACACCACTGGTATTGGTAGACCCTGACGAGATGTGTTAACGATATTGCTAAATGCAAATGAGTCGCCGCCACCATTTGTATCAATAGTAGGTTCTTTGGTAAATTGTGGTGTATCAACAGGACTAAAACGAGTTGTTTCTGCACGTGAAAAATTTACTGACGGCATTTGCGGTACTGGTGTTAGCAGTTGTGATATGCCACCCAGCACTAAACTAGCACCAATACCAAATATTGGTGTTGCTAAAAATGCAAGGGCTGGAGGAAAAAAGAACGACGCTACAGCCAATGCAGCGCCAGCAAAAATATTAAATATTCCTCCCGCTCCAACTACCACTGGTATAATACGAATCGTGCCATCATCAAGTGGCAGGTTTATCATTTCTAAGTCATAAAAAGAATTTTTGCCAATAAGAATTTTGTAATACTTATCTCGTATATGCGCCTCTAATCCATTAAAATTGGCACACAGAAACCGTACAACTTCTCCAACTGTTTTAACCTCAGCTTCAAAAACGTGCTGTCCCAAAAATTTTGCTAAGGTACCATAAACTTTAATTGTACGCATAACGCATCACCTTGTTAGTTTGTTTTAACCAATATCCACCATACAAATCAACGCTGCTCAACCTATTGACAGAGTGATGCACAAACCGTTGTTCTCCCAGATAGATACCAAGATGGTCGGTAGATTGTCTAACACAGGAGAACAACAATAAATCGCCACGTATAGCATCAGTGACAGACACTTCTCTAAATCCATGATTAGCAATAAGTTGTGGTAGTTTTATGTCAAATATTGGATTGTTCACCCAAACATCAAAAGGAGGCGCTTCATATTCTATTTTCAATTCAAGTCCAAAATTTTCTTTATACCAATCTCGAATCAATGTATAACAATCAAACAATTTGTAAACATAAGGTCGCCCAACAATTGGTGCTACATATCCTGATGGTTCAAATTGATAAAATTGTTCGGTGTTTGGATTTACGATTATCCATGGCAATCCTGATTTTTCGCACGATTGCAGGTCAGCCATTGACGGCTGGCAGTTGCCAACAGTATGACTATGCACAATAGCAAGCACTGTCGCCTCGTCTTCGACGGCAGCAAAATCAACAACATCCATAATAAACGTATCGTTATTTGTTGCCAGATTATTACATGGATAATACCGCTGCCTACCGTTATAAACTGCCAGGAGACCACAACACTCCCTTGGCAACTGCCGACTAGCGTGTTTTAGTATTTGCGTTTTAATTTTGTCTTCTAAAATTAGATCAACCATCATATCCTCCCAGTCCTGGAAAGCTGCCATACGGTAATTGATTTGTTGCTCCAAATCGTAATTTACAACTACTCAATCGTTTACCGCATACATCAAGTGATAGCGTACTAACAGGTTCGTCTTTAATGTTATAATAGCTTGAGCCAGTATATGAACATTCAACACTACGATATACCCACTGGCAAATGTTAGCAATTGCCAACCGACGTGGAGCACGTACACCAACCATGTCAAATGCTGCTACTAATTCAAATTCAACAATATCTCGGTTCTCCGTGACTTTGCGTTCAACATAGTACACTTCGTCTGGCATACGTGCATTTGGATTAGCATCTGGATTTATACCAATTGTTGCAAGGTCAGTCACTAATAATAGATTTTCAATCTGTGCAAATTGCGGATAATTGGCACTATCAATATATTTGTGCAATGTTCTGATTCGTGTAAATTTTGCACCGATTAAGTCATTGCCTGGTGTAAACTCATTTACTGCGAGCAACAATGCACTTACAATTGATTCAATATTAGCTACCTGAAATTTTGGTCGTGGTAGCTGTCCCTTGCCATTGTATTCAAATCCAGTTGCTATACATGGATATTTAGTATAAGTATTACCGTTCCACACAATACTATTGCCAAACTCTGAGGTGCCTGCATGAAACCGAAGGATTTGGTCAACGCCATGTACATTAGCAAATGTTTGTAGTTCAAATAGTTCAATAATTGCTGATGGACTAGGTTGTTGCAATTGCGTATGAATACCAATGCCACTCCCAACTAACGCAATGCTAGATACTAAGCCAACGCTAGTTAGTTCAGCAAACAATAAAAAGTTGATGTTTTGCAACGTCATGCCATGACCTCTTCAAACTCAGCAGTAATGTCGTTTATGTTGTACGCTATCATTGTTTTTGACCACTGCCTGCATATCCATTTTTTACCACTAACATTATCTGGTGTTGTCCAGTCAAATGCAGTAACAGCATTACTATCATCCAGAAAATCCATAATTGCATCAGCTTCTACATCTGTTCTAGCACTGAACTGGAGCGACCATTTTTGTAGGTTTGTGTTTAGTCCATACGCTAACCGTTGCTCATAGCCATCACCAAATTTAACAGTGCGTACTGTTGGTTGATGTTGACGTGATGTGCCATAGTCAGGGATGTAAACAAATGTAGCCATTAGTACAATAACCCTCCTGGTCGTTGTTGTTTGATAATTTCAGCCTGAACTACTTTAGCAATCTGGTCGCCAAGTTGATTCGCTTTAGGAGTGTCACCTGCCGCCTTAGTATTAGATGCGTCAACATTAACGACTACTGACGTGCTACCACCAATAACAGTATTACCACCGCCGCTACTACCTGATAATACAACTGGTATGCGTCGTCCATCTGGCAGCGGTACATATGCTTCTGGCATACTGCCTTCACCGAATACTGCTAATTGTGGTTTATTAGCAATGCCGCCGTATGCGTATGAAGTCATAGGTAGATCGACTGCACCAGCACTTGTCATCACACCACCAGACCCAAATGGTAGTATACCGCCAAACAGCCCGCTTAAGCCTTTGGAGATATTGTTTACTAATGGCTGAATTACTAGGATATATAACAGTTGATTTATAATCTCATTTAACACGTTTACAATAATTTTATCCAACGCTTCACCCCAATTCTGCGTACCATTAATTGCTAGTAATAGTGACTCCCGTACACCCTGACCCAGTGCATTGGCAATGCCAACTGATAGTGACTGTATTTGTTGTTGACGATCCAAAAACGCTTGTTGTTTTTCATTAGCCGCTGCAATTAGTCCAGGCAGTTCACCATATTGAACAGTTAAATCTTTTACCGCTTGCAAGCTTTGATCAACAATAATCTTTTGTTCACCAGTTAGCTGACTTGATTGTTGGAGGTAGGTGAGTTGGCTTTGTATTTGTCCTAGCTCCTCCAGTCGCACGTTATTAATTTGTTCAAATTCTGTACGCTGACGTGCTACCTCAGGAGTAACGCCACTGCGTATTAATTCTAATTGTCGTCGTTGTGACTCTTCTTGCTGCCGTATGCTATCAGTCTGTCGCTGATACTCAGCTGTTAGTTCTGGCAGTTGTGCCCGTGCAAGTCTCAGTATTTCAGGGTCAGATAAACGTGTGCCAGTTTCAAGCTGTGTCAACTCAGTACCACGTGTTTGCAATTTATCAATATAGTCATTAAAGGGTGTTAGGATAATTGGTACTCGTTGAGCCAATTGTCGTCCTAGGTTTATTGCAGTTTGGTCTATTTGATAACTAGCATCTGGACTAAGTGCGCTGCGGTTGTTACCACCTAACTGTCCATGCCGTGTACCAACCTGACTCCAATTAACATTTTCTGCGGTAGGAGAAACTGTAATGCCTGGTGCGTTGCGTGGTAAAAATGGCAATGGATTTACTGCATTGCCCCCCTTCATATCACCACCACCACGTCCATTCTGTTGTCCCTTATTTATCTGGTCGTTAAACCGCTTGACCTCATTGGTCATTTGTTTCTGAAAATCAATAACAACATTAGATACTGAATTAATGTAGTCTGTCATACGCTTCATTAATTCGTCCTGACCCTGTAGCTTTAGTTGTTGTAATTTTTTTTCATCCTCAATTTGCTTTAGATTTATGTCCTCTACATCACGCTTTCGTTGTAATTCAAGGTCTTGTAAACTACGTTGAAATGCAATCTGAGCTTGTGGTGTTACTGGCTGACCACGTGCAATTGCAAGTTCTCGACTAACATCCTCCAGCAATCGTTGTTGTTCTACCTCAGCATCGTACCGTTCACGAAGAGCACGCCGTGCCCGTTCATCCTGACTTTGCCTGCGTTGCTCTAGTTGATCCTGAAACTTAGTAACAAAATTCTTCTCCCACTCCAGATAGTTCTTTGTCTGATCCTGTAGTCTTTGCCGTAAATTTGATTCTAGTTCAAATAATTTTTCAGCATGATTTTTACGAAGGTCAAACAATTTCTGTTCTCGTTTTTCAGCCTTATCATCTGCTTCTTTCTCCTGTTGTTGCAACTGCGGTGCAGGTGGACGTGTTAATCCTGGTGGTGTAAATCGTAGGTCATCCTCATAAATGGTGGCTGGTTTTTGCGTTAACCTTTGTATACCTCTAGTTGCAATATAGTTAGGTAGCAATGATGGAGCAAATGCAGCAATAACTCCTATCTCAAATGCTTCAGTTGGTATTAATGAAATTGTTTTTATTACTGTGTCAATTACTGGCACCAATCGCTCCATTATCTGTAACATCAATTGGAGAAATCGTATAATAGCATCACTGTTGTCTACAATCAGTCGTTGAAACGCCTCGTTTAATTTCTCCTGTTGTATGCGAAACTCTCGTACACGTTGTACAAAATCGTCATTAATAATTGAGTCTTGTTTATCAAACTCCACGCCAACTCGCTCAAGGACTGTTAGCAACCGTGCTGACTCAGCCGGAGAACCCATTACCGCTGCTATATAATTCACACGTTCTGTACCGCTTAGTCTCGATATGCCACGTGCAAACTCAATGGCTACATCCTGAATATTTCTAACATTACCAGCAGCATCTAAAGCATTGACTCCTAAGTTTTTTAGCACTTGCTGAAATTTATTAGTTTGTTCGCTAAGCTCCCCGCCTGCTCGCAGCTCAGATGATAGGTCGGATAATTTCTCAGTTAACTCAGCCGTAAAATCACCATAGTCCCGTAGGTCGCTACCATATCGTTCAAACAATATTCGCACACGGTCAACTGATTCAGCAGACGTATCTAAAACGTTTGCTAGATTCTGCACCTCTAATGACGCATCAGCAATGTTGTTGAACATCTGAACAGCAGCGTCAGCAATAGCCTGAAATGTCTCGATTACTGTTTCTAATGCTACTAACGAAACGAAACTTTGTTTTAAATCATTGATGCTTTCACCAAATGATTTGAATTTTAATGTTGTGTCATCAACTTTTTTAGAATAACGATCCAGTTCTTGTTGCGTTTGTCGATACTCTTCGCTATTCTGATCCAAATTCTTTTGCAACGTCTTAAGACTTTTTATATGTGCTTCGACGGCAGCATCAGTTGTATCAACTGTTTTACCTAGAATTTTCGATGCCTGCTCCATCGCTGCAATTTTGTCACGACTGCGTTGCGCTTCAGCATTGAGTTGCGTCAACTCATCAAACTGTGCGTTTACCCGTAGATTTAGAGTGGTGTTTGCCACGTTCCGCCTGCTCCGCTAACTCTGACAAAATTGCTGACTCAATCCATTGTAACTCAGTTAGTAGTTGTCGTTTATCCTCAACCTCATGCAATGTCGCTACTGCTATGATAGCACCATAGTCCAAACCAATTAACCCAGCCATTGTTGTTCGCCACTGTGTCTGCACCTGACAGAAGAACAACCATGTCTCTACATTCTCCTGCCATAACTCATAATCATCCTGCTCAGGTTGTGGCAGCTCTAGTCCAGGTGCTAGTACTGCCACGTCCTGTGCTGAATCATCAACCGTCCTTGGCGCAACCCATCGACGAGCTGCGCCTTCTAGTTTTTTCGTTTAGCCGCCTGTCCATTATACGCCTCAAGAAACGCATTTAGGATAGCGCCAGCAGCCATGGGCACCTCCAACAATTGGTCTAGCGCTGAGTCACTAAATGGCACTATGTCATCGCCATCCATGATAGTGCCGTCCTTCCAGCCAACTACAATCTCACGGACAATTTGATGTGCCGTGCGTTCATCCGATTGGATGTCCTCTGCTAATTTAGTTAACTCAGACTGTGACAATCGTTTGAACTCTAGGTCACACGTTGATGTAACGTGTTTGCCTCCTGACTCAGGAGTAACAAACCGTACTGTCCATGTAAATGTATTGCTTTGTTTTATCTTAAACATAGTTATGCAAACGCTATGGTGATTTCGTCATTGCCAGCAGCAGATGGAGTTAGTACTCCATTTATCGCTAACATCGTTGTACCGTTGTCATCCTCGTAAGTAGGACCATCGGTAATATCAATAGATGGTGCCTGGATAATAATCCGTTGACCAGCCGCTGACCCATGCCTAAATGTTAGGTTACCTAACGTAGTGCCAAGACACGCCGTAAAATAATCTTTCTGCGCAATAGTAGGAGCCTCAAACTGCACTGCTACAGTTGGACGACGATCTGCATACTGGACAAACGGACCTTGTGGCAGTCCAATTAATTCACGGTATTGGATGTCAACCGCCATGTCTAACGTTAAGCTGCGCAATGGTGCAACATAATCAAAGAATCGAAACTCCCCAGAGTTGGCATGGTTTACTACCTGTGGAGTAATTTGATTATATGTTGGTGTCAATGGTGCGGTATCCGTAGGAGCGGTATACAATCCAGTCATAGTAAACTGAAATGTTGGGATTTCTCCAACCACAAAATTAGCGGTTACTGTACCTCTACATCCCTTGATGATGTGCTGTATCCCATCGACATTGGCATAGATGGTAGCTGACTCAAACCCCTGCCCGACTGGTGCATAGACGTGCTGTTGGTCTATTGAATAGGTTGAACTAGATGAAGGGTTAACTGCAAATGTGCCATGGACAGTAGCAACATTAGTTGAACCAACATACGATTTAATAATTGCAGTTTGCCCATCAATACCAGAAGGATTGTTATTGGTAAACCGAATCCGCATCCCACGATACGCATTATCAACAGCACTAGCAGTAGCAGCTAACGTTACTGTGGTGCTAGTACCCGCTTGTGCCGTGCCAGTATGCGCCGCTGCTAAAGTAGTTACGTTAAACCCACAGGCACGGAGCAACGCATCTAGTCCTGGTGGTGGAGTCGCAATATTGGTAGAGCCCCTACTCGCCGCCTCAACTGTTAGCGTAATTTGTACATTTTGGTTTGCTACCAGTGACTCGTAGTTACCGAGGTATGGACGGATTAAAGTACGTTCGACAGTGGTGGCATTGAGTGGTGTTACTGATAGGTCACTGACTAACAGCGCCTCGGTTGCAGTTGGTGTTGGGTCAGTCCCGTATTTTCCACCAGGTATGCTATAGGTTGATGTATTATCAGGAGCCGTTCCAAATGTCCCCTGAATTGTCGCTGTTTTGGTTGATCCAGCATACGCAGCAATAATTGCAGTTTGCCCTGAACCAGTACCACCAGTAATTGTAATGGGCAGCCCAGCATAGTAATTATCTACTGCGCTTTCGCCGCTGGCTAGGACTATCGTTGACGCTGTCCCCGATTGTGCTGTCCCCGTCTCCGGTGGTTCCACCTCCACCAATATCAGTCGTTTTCGTGTTAGTAATGCCATCGTTTTCCTCCGAGTTGTTTACAACAATTGCAGTATCCGTAATCAGATATGATCCACCAGTCCCATTCATACGCCTAAATCTCCTAACGACGTGCGGTATCTAACACGGTAGAACAACATAGTTAGTCCCGTGGGTTGGTCTGTGTCGAGTACGTCAAACTCAACACTCTCTGGGATAATATCAAACGCCAGTCCGTTCAATGTTATATCCGCTAATAATTTAGAATGTATATCCTGAACAGTTGGATCTGCCAATTGGTCTGGTATTGCACCACGTGTTACAACTGCAATACGAGTAAGCAATGACCAATTTAGATATGGCAGAAATCCCTCCATGTCACAGTTGTCCTTAGTCCACTCTACAATAATTGCAGGAGACTCAGACCGTGCCAGAGCTTCAACACGTGAGCGATAGATACGAGTACTAACACCAACCGTACCAGTTAGGTTGGTCGCTATGCGTGCTAATATCTGCTCCCGTATTGTGCTCATGTTTTACTCAGTGCTATCTGACAAAACGAACCGTCATCAATCAGCCGTGTATCTCTGACTCGATATGCTATGCCAGCAACCGTTAGCGTATCGTTATAAACAATAGCTCCAAACTTAGTTGCTTCGCACGTTAGCCGATAGTCAGTGCTAACTACTGCAACGCCGTTCTCCTCAATTATGCCTGGCTGATCAAGAATACCAGTGCCACTAAATTGACCAGTTGCTACATTAGTTACTAACGACAACAATGGCAGGTTGCCAAACAAAGCGTTAGCAATAACAGTAACACCAAAATCATTTAGATAAACACTGGTATCATCGACGAATGGCATTAGTATCCTCTACGGTTGTACTGGTAGACCATACTTATGGCTGCCGACTGCAACAACCGCTACAGCTGCATCATATCCAGCAGTAGACTCTGTTACTATTACACGGCAGTAACGCTTACGCTCATTAGAGTTAATTCTAAACACATCTTTTGTCGCTGATCCTGCCGTACTAACTACAGAAACGCCACTAACAGCAGAATCTGATGCCATATTTGAAGCATCCGACTCATTTAGTGTGATAGTTATAACACCACTAGTAGAGGATGCTGCTGTGACAATAAACAAAATATCACCCTCAAATTTATTGAGATCAATAATATTTGCGTTTGTAACACTAGCAGTTACTACTTGAGCAGGGAATGCTACAACAGTTGTTCCAGCAGTGGTGCCTTCAACTAATCCAACCTGTGTACCAAGATTGTGTAAGGTCATGTTGTTGTCCTCCTATGTTTCAGCAAAATCACGCACAGCAGCAAACGATTCTGTACGACGTACGCCAATATCAATTGTTTGAATAGCACGTACATCAACAGAACCAGAATTAAACCCATCGCCAAGGGAATTGGCAACAATTTCTAAACCACCCCACATTGCCATTACTACGTCGTTAAAATTACCAAACAGAATGGAGGATTGGTTTGAGGAAGTCAACCATTGTCCGTTTCTTGGCATTTGCAATGTACGCAACATTGGATAACCGTTGATAATCATCTCTGCCCGTGGATTTGGTAACCTGGTGGTATCGAGTAGATTATTTGACCACAATGGCATACTGCTTGAACTACTCTCCTTAAGCTTTTTGAGCTTGGCAACTGCTTGTGGAGTGGTCAGATAGTACAAATTACCAAGCAACGCATTGTCTGTATCGACCTCTTTCTCCAAGTCAATAAAACAATCGAAGTTGGTAGAAGTGGTAACGTTAGTTGGAACACCAGGAGTATTTAGAATACCCTGTGGTTCATTACTAGAACCAGTACCGTAAATCGCCGCCTTATCAATTGCCAATGCCAAAACTGCGTTTAAGTCGTTCCGTACAATTTGCTCAATATCTGGCGTTGCTTGTTGCAGCATTAGCCGTGATATTTTAGAACGTGCAGCCACCTGTTTTGGATTAAGCGACATATAATCAAAGGTTGCTTCGGTCTGTGTTGGTGCCGCCGCTTCAGCTACCCAGTAGGCAGTTGCAGCAGTAGCCTGACGTGGTACGTTTAGGTTACCAACTAATCCAGTTAACACAGTAGGACCAAGCTGTGCAATTACTGCATTGTTGCGTAGGATTTCAATAAATGACTCAGGAACAATACTGGTATCAACCAATGCACCACCAGTAGATGCTGAACCAACCGCATAGGTAGCCCGTGTTTCTACCATCAAATTATGTGGAAGATAAAAACCTTGAGTGGGCTTGCCCAGTTTCTTTTCTAAAGCTAGGCTTACCTCACGTTCAAGTCCCGCTTCATCCCATTTACCGGTAGCAGAAGCCCTGATTGCCTTCATTAATGAATAACGACGTTGTTCGGTTTTGTCCATATCAACGTCACCAGAACCACGGTTAATTGGCTGTTGAGTTTTGGCAATCTCATCTAGAAAAATGGCACGTGCTTCGTCAATTGATTTACCAGATGTAATCAAGGTTTCACCGAGTTGCGGCTTGTTAAATTGTGCAGCATACGCATTAATTGTACGCACACGGTCACGTTCAGCATTAACTGCTGCATTACGCTCCTGACGTATTTTTTCGTCATCAGCTGCAGCAGCAAATAAGGTTGGTTCAGTCATTTTCTCCTCCTGTTGGATTTGGTTGGTACGTCCAACGCCTACTGTTGGATCAGCAGGAATTGAAACTAACGAAACTTCGTATGGTTCCCATTCGGCAACACGATACTCTGTCTCGCCTTTTTTATGATCGCCCATTCTGAGTATACGATAGCCAACGCTAACATTACGAATAATGCCAGCTTCAACGTCTCGCTTTATCTGTTGAGCAAAATCCGAACTACTGTAACGGGCTTCGGCATAACCACGTTTATTAACTAGATATGCACGTTCGACAACACCAACCAATTGGTCAGCATTGTGGTTCCAAAGCACTGGCGCTCCTTCGTTTAGCCTGTCCAGACGAACAGCGCCAGGCGTATGATCCAACACTTCGTCGCCCTGCATTCGGTCAACTGGATATTCAGAAGAAAACGAAAACCGTAATAGGTCATCGTTCTCCTGTGGTTCTACCCGTGTTAACAATCTTTGCATTTACTCCTCCTCTTGATCAGCAACTTCAATTTGACGTGCGACACGTTTTGCCCAGCGTTGACCAGCATCGCCGCCCCACAGTGCCCACGCTATACGACCGTTAGATGGATAGCCATCTTCGCCAGGACGAAAACCGGTTGCCTGCTTGTCAACTTCGTGCCGTGCAAAATAACTATTCATTCTACCAATTGTATCAACTGATAGTTCAACACCATTTTTTATATCACGAGCACGAGCAACGCCAACGGCAGTACCACCTCTACCAAATTCAGAACGCCATTCTAGCCCACGAGCTGCTTCAGCACGTGCGCCGTTTGGTGCCCTGAAATTTATATGTTCATATTTTTCTGGTACTCGTACAAAATACCGAAGCTCGTCATCTTCTTCAATGTCATCATCCTCTATATCATCTTCTATATCATCTTCTTCATCTTCTTCATCAAATACAATAGCAGTCTGTGGTCTTGGCTGTGTAGCAGGTTGTGTTTGTGGTGCCTGCGGCTCTGGCACATCAGTGTCAAATGCTAGACCAAGTTCAGATGCTAACTGTAGTTCTAGTTGTCGTTGGTGCAAAATTTCATGTAAGTCGCCACCAGCTTCAGCAATGATCTGGGACTTAGTAGTATAGCCGGCACGCTCCGCTTCTTTTAGTGCAACGATTTCTTTTTGTGGATCAACCCATGACCATGAACGTGGGATAAATCGACATGCTCGATAAAAATTTGGATCTAGTTCATACCGTGATAATGGCAATACTCCAGACATAACAGCAAGGTCAAGCCATCTATAATAAATTCGTTTGTTAAAATTATCAATCATCCATGACTGCAATTGCCGCCATGTGTCACGTTCATTTAATAATGCTAATCGTGATGAACTATAGTTTGACTGGCTATAATCAGCACTAATGCCTTCATAGCTACAACCAATACCGGCAGCAACCGCTCGTAGCATTGTCCGCAAGAAATCACTAAAGCTAGAAGCATTGCGGTCTTTATTTATTGGTGGTACAGTAACAGATTCTCCAGGTGCCAAATATTTGAATACACCTGGCTCAAATGTAGTAACACGCTCGCCTTCGTATACATCATCACCAACAAGCTCGCCCTCAGGAGACTGTATAAATCCCATCAAACTTGCAGTTGCTCTAGCATTGATAACTTCAGCTTTTTCATATCCATCCAAATGATGCAGTCGTTCAATTGCTGATGCAAACCAGGTAACGCCACGGCTTTGTCCAGGTCTGTCAACTATATAAAGATGGATAATTTCGTTAGCCGGTATGCGTATGTATCGTGACGAAGATGTAGCTGTGTTAAATAAGAAGTCTCCAGGATGTTTGAAATCGCTATAAAAATAATACGCAGTTGGTCTCCTCCAACGGTCTAATTCAATACCCATTCTAATTTCATTACCATTGGCAGCGGTACCGTTATAGTCGTCAACTAAAACATCTGCTTCAATTATTTCTAGTCCTAACGGTACCTTACTGTATCCAAATTGTTGGATTACCAACCTAATGATTACCTCTCCTGATTCAGCACATGACCGAATAACAAGACGTTCTATATCATGAAAGCTTAACCGACCACCAACATCGCAGTTTTCGCCAGAACACCATTCATGCCAAGCTGCTTCTATAGTATCGTTTATCCGTTGATCAAGCCTACCCGCACCACGAGCCATACGCACTTGTGACTGAA